CAAAACCAACATTATGAAAACAGATATGAAAATGTTGATCCACCCGCTTTTAGGAATTATTAGTGCGTTATAAAGTTGCGTTTCTCATTTTTTTATCTTTTTGTGGATGGCTATATCTCTACTATTGGTTTAGCTACTTGAAAATGAGAAATAACAAAAAAGCCTTAAGAATTTGGGCAAGAAAGATTGTTACAAAGCAAAGCAAGTGTTATATTTGTGGATCCAAGAAACAATTACAAGCCCATCACAATTTTGATAAATCAACTTTCCCGATTTTTGCTTTTTCTGTGTGGAATGGTGTACCACTTTGTGCCATTCATCACGCCGATTATCATGAGTGGAGAGGTGGATACCAAAAGTATTGTACGCCTGTACATCTGCTCATATACAAAATTATGAGAAATATTACCAAATGGAAAAAAATTTCAAAATTGCAGATGCCCAGAATTATAATAAAGTGGGTATAGTAAGATTTAATCGCCTAACTCGAACTATAAAAAGTCTTAGTTCGGGATAAGCCTGTAAAACTTACTATGTAGTTATATATAAGAGGTGTTTTTGGGAATGTTGTGTTTTTGTGAGGATTTGGGGGTATAGCTAATTATATACATGCAACTGGTATAATATAGTTATGCAACTGTGAATTGCATAACTATATAAAAGGTATGAAATGAATTACAAAATTATAACACATGATATCTTAAATGAAGAAACCGGCGAAATAGAAACTAAAGATTTTAAAGAAGTTAAAATAAGCAAGGGGATAAAAGGAGGTTGGAGAATGGTATATAAAAGTTATGATGAAGTCCAAATAGAAGTTTTAAGATCATCTTTGGATATAAAAATTTTTGTTTATATAAGGGATAAGTTTACATATAAAAATACTGAAATTTATTTATCTCCAACAACAATAGCAGAAGAACTTAATACAACACATCAAAAAGTATCAACTCTTATCAAGAAATTAATAAAAAACAATTTCCTTTTTCGCATAGAAAGAGGTATCTACCGCCTAAATCCCTTTATGTTCCTGCCTTACAAAGCTGACGCAAAAGCTCTCCAGAAAGAGTGGCGGGAATTGGAGAAAAAACATCAAAATAATAAGGAGACAAGATGAGAGCATTTTTTACTGTGTTTGCCGTAATGTCTTTAACGGCAAGTAATATTATGGGGAAAGTTGGATTTATTTTAATAATCGTGTTAAGCATCCTAAAGATAATTGGATGCTGTGTTTTTGAATGGTTTGCACCCATAGGAGAATTAGGTGCTGTTTCCACCGGCATCTGGTTAATTGTAAGTGGGTTTATCTTATATGTTGTATCCATATTTATACTTACGGTGGTTAAGACAACAGGTTAAATTTTCAAGCACAAAAAGCAAATCTTAAATAAAAAATTACTATAATATATTTACTCCTTTCAAAACTCTTTGAGAGATAAACAGCCTCCTATACCATTTTTTTATTTGTTTATCTCTCATTTTTTAGCTAAAATAAAGAAAAAAGGCTAAAAAATGAGATTTTCCACTGCTACAAAACTGTTTATTGCATTTTTGACTTTTACAGTCCTGCTATCCCTATATACTATTGTTGAGCAAGTTAGTAAAATTGGTTAACATAATTAAGGGAAAAATAACAATATGCACATATTAAAAGGAACTTAAATGAAAATAGAGTATGTGAACATTGGGGATATATATCAAAATGATGAAAATGTAAACCAGCACCCGAATAAATCCATTGAAAAAATAATGAAAAGCATAAAAGCTTTTGGATTAAATACCCCTCTTGGTGTTTGCCGTAATATTGTTATTGTGGGAAACGGAAGATATGAAGCATTGCAAAGACTTGGATACAAAAAAATTCCGATTGTAAGATTGGATCATCTTTCCGAACAAGAAGCAAAAGCGTATGCACTGGCAGACAATAGAATACAAGAAGAAAGTTTTTTTGATAATGATTTGTTAAAAAGTGCGTTGGAAGACCTTCAAAATTTCAACTTTGATTTAGATGTTATCGGTTTTGATGTGGACGAGATTGATAATTTGTTTGATGAAGAAACCGAAATCGATTATGAAAAAGCGGATGAAACTCCAGAAGTTAAGGAAACCACCTTTATAAAAGATGGAGATTTAATAGAGCTTGGAGAGCATAGGTTGTTGTGTGGAGATAGCACGAGTGAAAATGATGTTAAAAAGTTAATGAATGGAGTTAAGGCTGATATGGTATTTACAGACCCGCCTTATGGAATGAAAAAAAAAGATATAAAAAATGATAATTTGAATTTTGATAAATTGTTAGAATTTAATAAAAAATGGATACCTATAAGTTTTAAATTCTTAAAAGATAATGGGAGTTGGTATTGTTGGGGGGTGGATGAACCTTTAATGAATATTTACAGTAATATATTGAAGCCGATGATAAAAGAACAAAAAATTACTTTTAGGAATTTGATAACTTGGGATAAAAGGCACGGGCAAGGGCAATTAAGTGTAGATTTTAGAATGTATCCAATAGCTGATGAAAAGTGTCTTTTTGTTATGTGTGGGGTTCAAGGGTTTAATAATAATGCGGATAATTATTATGAGGGGTGGGATGTTGTGCTTAATTATCTTAAAAGTGAAAAACAAAAAAGCAAATTAACAATAAAGGATTTTAAGAGGATAGCGGGGCATAGTGAAAAAAGCGGTTGCCATTGGTTCGATAAATCACAATGGACAATGCCAACAAAGGAAGTTTATGAGAAATGGCAAAACTATTGCAAACAAAATAATATAGAAGCCTTTAAAAAAGAATATGAAGAACTTAAAAAAGAATATGAAGAACTTAAAAAAGAATGGTATAAAACAAGAGCATATTTTGATAATACTCACGACAACATGAATAATGTATGGCATTTTGATAGGCATATAAAACAAGGAGTTGAGGGAGGGCATAGCACACCAAAACCGATACCATTATGTGAGAGAGCAATAAAATCATCTTCAAGAAAAAATGAAATAGTTTTAGATTTATTTTTAGGTAGCGGCTCAACTTTAATAGCTTGCGAAAATTTAAAAAGAAAATGCTACGGTATAGAATTAGACCCCCACTATTGCCAAGTTATAGTAGAGAGATGGTGCAACTATACAGAACAAGACAAAATAAAAATCAATGGCAAAAAGCTTTCTTTGAAAGAATTAAAAGGTTAACAAAATGAACGCAAAACAAAAAAGAGAAATATTTTTGGAAACATATCGCAAAAAAGCCTGTAATGTTTCTCAGGCTTGTAAAGCGGCAGGAATTGCAAGAAGAACCTATTATGCTTGGGTAGAGAAAAACAAGAAATTTGCCGAACAGGTTGAGGAAATAAAAGAAGCTCTACTTGATTTTGCAGAAAGCCAGTTAATGCAAAATATTCGAGACGGCAAAGAGACATCTCTGATATTTTTCCTCAAAACACAAGGAAAACACAGAGGATATATAGAAGGGCTTGAGCATTCCGGAAAAGTCGGGATAGAGGTAATAGACCCTTTTGCAGATGCAGAAGATTAAAATAGACCTCTCCAAACTTCCCGAATATACCAATGAGGTATATATCCCCTATTACAAAAACCAAAACCGTTATTTAATTTTTTATGGGGGTGCAGGTAGTGGAAAGTCTGTATTTATTGCACAAAAAATTCTTTACAGATTTCTTACAGAACAACAACATAGATTTTTAATTGTCAGAAAGGTTGCAAAAACTTTAAGGCATTCTGTTTTCCCTTTGTTTGTTTATTTTATTAACACTTGGAAACTCCAAAAACTTTTTAAAATAAACAAAGCCGATATGACTATAACTTTTCTCCCACAACAAAATGAATTGCTCTTTTTCGGGCTGGATGATGTCGAAAAACTCAAATCGGTTTTTAATATTACCGGTATTTGGATCGAAGAAACAAGTGAAATAACCCAAAACGATTTTATGCAGCTTGATTTAAGGCTAAGAGGAGAAACAAAAAGCTATAAACAAATAATTTTATCCTTTAATCCTGTCAGTGCCGAAAGTTGGCTAAAAGAATATTTCTTTGATAACAAAAAAGACAATACAGCAATTCTGAAAACGACATACAAAGACAACAGATACATAGATGAGGAGTATAAAGAAGTTCTCCAAAGTCTTTTAAGCAAGAACAAGACTTTTTATAAGATATATGCTCTTGGAGAATGGGGAGTATTAAAAGGTCTTATTTATACAAATTGGGAAATCATTAACGAATTTCCTGAAAGTTTTGATGATGAATTTTACGGCGGGGATTTTGGTTTTAATAATCCTTCTGCTTTTGTTCATATAAGAGTAAAAGACAATAATATTTACATCAAAGAACTGCTTTATCAAACAGGACTTACAAATTCTGAACTTATTAACAAACTGAAAATAAATTATAACTTTCTAAAAAACATAACCGGATATCTCGACTCTGCCGAACCCGATAGAATAGAAGAGTTTAAAAGATACGGTTTTAGAGTAAATCCCGCAAAAAAAAGCGTAAAAGACGGTATTGATGAAGTTAAAAGCCATAAACTTTTTATAACAAAAGACAGTATTAATATCCTAAAAGAGATAAAAGCGTATGTTTGGGAAGAAGACAAAGAAGGTAAAAGTCTTGATGTTCCGATAAAGTTAAATGACCACGCTATGGACGCTATTCGCTATGCAATTTTTACAAGGTATAGAGGGCTAAAAAAATCCCAAACAAAAATGATAAAATTCTAAAGGTTTGCCATGAAAACAAATAAAACTTATATCCCCTTCAGTTGGCTTTTTGAGGATATAAAGGAGATTGTGGGGGGGAACAAAGCGAACATGATCTACGAAAAGATATCTTTAAAATATCCCGCTTCTGTTATATATATTTCTGCACAGGAAGCAGACAAAATAGCTTACAAGTCTGCATATCTGGCTTTAAAAAGACAAAAGAAAAGCAA